ATCGCATCGCGCCGCTATGGCGTGGAGGAAGTCGCTCGCATCTTCCGCATCCCGCCGGCCATGCTTGGCGTCGAGTCCAGGGCATCCAACATCAGCGCAGAGGAAGAGTCGCTGCGCTTCGTGCGCTACGGCCTCATGCCGCGCCTTCGCCGGATTGAGATGGCGCTTCGCTCAGACGACGACCTGTTCCCCGCTGGCTCAGACCTTCAGCCCGAGTGGCTCGTTGACGGGCTCCTTCGCGCCGACACGCAGGTCCGGTACGCCGCATACGTCCAAGCACGGCAGGCGGGCTGGCTCTCGGCCAACGAGATCCGCGCGCTTGAGAACTACCCGCCCGTTGACGGCGGTGACCAGGTGCAGCAGACGCCAGTTGGCGGCGCACCGAACGCGCAGCCCGCGCAGGGGGCAACCAATGGCGGTTGACCTCACCCCGAACGGACTGATGCAGAAGGCCGCTCAACGCGGCCTTCGTCTTCTGGACGCTGGAAAGGGTGGCAGTGGTCTTCGCCCGGCGACGATCCGTGACGCGCATCTGATGGCTGACCGCAGGCCGCTCAGCGAATCAAAGGTTCGCAAGATGCCGGCGTGGTTCGCCAGGCACGAAGCAGACAAGCAGTCCGGCTGGGATACGCCGGGCGAGGAAACGCCGGGGTTTGTCGCCTGGCTGCTCTGGGGCGGCGACGCCGGGCGTCGCTGGTCTGAATCAAAGGTCCGTCAGATGGACCAGGAGGCAACAACTATGGGCCGCGAGAAGGCCGACGCGGCCATTGAGCGCCGCGAGATCATCAGCATGGGCGACAGGCAGTTCGCCGATGCCCTCGTCGATGGCGTTGAGGAGTACGGACGCTTCGACCAAACAACCGTGCAGTACGACCCGCAGGCGGGCAAGTGCGGCGGCTGCATCTTCTACCGAGGCGAGGCATACGACGGGCCCGAGGCGTGCGTGCTCGTGGCCGCCGACGTGAACGCTCAGGGCGGATGCCGTATCGGTATTCAGGGCGAGCTTCCCGGCGCACTTGAGGACGAGGTCACCGACCCGATGGCAGATCCCATGCAGCCAAACGCAGAGGGAGAGGTTGAGGACGAGCAGAGCCTTGAGGACGCCCTTGAGGACGTGGACGAGGCCCTACAACTTGGTGAGTCAGACGAGGACGACGAAGAGGACGAGGAAGACGAGTCCCCCTCTGGCGGCGTGAACGTCACGATCAACATTGACCTTGACAACGGCGAGAACCACAACGCCGAGGGCGAGAACCCGGTCGCCACCGCTGACACCTGGCGCAGCCACGAGACGTTCTTCACACGCAACGCCACCGCAGAATGGCGCGACAGTGGCAAGGGTGAGGAGTTCCGCACCCTGCAGGGCTACGCCGCAATCTTTGACAGCCCAAGTGAGGACTTGGGCGGTTTCCGCGAGGTGCTCGCGCCCGGATGCTTCACCCGCGCGCTTGAGTCTCCTGACCTCTCGTGCCACCTGCTTTGGAACCACGACCCCTCCACCGTGTTCGCGTCAACCCGCAACGGGACGCTTGAGCTGGTGCAGGACAGGAAGGGCCTGCGCGTGTGGGCCCGCGTTGACATGCAAGACCCGGACGCTCAGCGCGTCGTGGGCAAGGTTCGCTCCGGCCTCGTTGACCAGATGAGCTTCGCGTTCACGGTCTCAGACGAAGGCGAGGAGTGGGAAGTGCGCGACGGTAAGCCGTGGCGCACGATCAGCCAGGTATCGGGCCTTTACGACGCCAGCGTCGTGACAGAGCCCGCATACCGGGCAACGAAGGTGGAAGTGCTCGAACGAGCACTTCGCTCAGGTCGCGTGCCTGATGCACGGGCCTCTGTCGCGCAGGCCGACCCTGCGGGCACGACTTCGTCGCTCAACCCTGAGGGCGAGGCACTCAGGCTGCTCAAGGCACGCGCCAAGAGCCGCCTTCACATCGTCAAGTTCGATCTCACGAGGTAATCACACTCATGGAGTCCAAGATCTCTGAGGCCCGCAAGGCCCTTGAGGACGCCGAGCTGCGTATGCAGTCGGCAGCGGACGCGATCGAGCTCGCCGACGAGGGTGCCGATGTGGCAGCCCTTGAGGCCGAGTTCGACACGTCTGTCAAGCAGGTGGAGGCCCGCAAGGCTTCTGTTGAGCGTTACGAGAAGGTCGCCGAGGCCCGCAACGCTGCCCCGTCGCTCGTCTCCGACGCTCGTGTCATCCGCGAAGAGCCGACCTACCGCCCGGACGCCCCGGACGGCCGTTCGTTCTTCAAGGATCTCGCGTTCCGTGACAAGGACGCCGAGGCCGCGAAGCGCATGATGCGCCACGAGGCCGAGTTCCGCGTCTACACGGACACGACCAACACCACCTCCGGTGGTGGCTTCATTCCTCCGGCCTACATGGCCGACCTGTACGTGCAGGTCGCCCGCGCCGGCCGTCCGTTCGCGGACGTGCTCCCGAACTACCCGCTGCCGGACACCGGCATGGTGGTCACCATCCCGAAGGAGGACACCGGCGTTTCGGTGGCCGCCCAGACGGAAGGTTCGGCAGTGTCGACCACGGTCGTCACTTCCTCGCAGCTTTCGGTGTACGTCCGCACCATCGCCGGTGGTCAGGACGTGACCCTGCAGCTGCTGGAGCGCAGCAACCCCGCCTTTGACCAGCTGATCTTCTCGGATCTCGCTCTGGCTCACGCCACTGAGCTTGACCGCCAGCTGATCCGCGGTGCTGCTGCGTCCAAGGAGCACGTCGGTCTGCACAACGTGTCGTCGGTCAACACCAGCACCTACACGGACGCTACGCCGACCGCTGCAGAGCTGCTGCCGAAGCTGTACGACGCCATTCAGCTGATCCTCAGCAACCGTTACCTGCCGCCGACTCACATCGTGATGCACCCGCGTCGCGCTGCGTTCCTGGCGTCCAACCTGTCGAGCACCTTCCCGCTTCTTCAGCAGGGTGGGCTCTTTCAGGCTGCTGGTACGCAGGACGGCGGCGTCGCCGGCACGATCGCGGGCCTGCCCGTGGTGCTTGACGCCAACATCGGCACCACGTACGGCTCTGGCACCAACCAGGACGAGATCTTCGTCGTGCGTGCGCCTGACATGCCGCTCATGGAGGGCCCCATCCGCACTCGCGTCATGGAGCAGACCCTTTCGGGCGACCTGGCAGTGCGTCTGCAGCTGTTCAGCTACTCGGCGTTCGCGTCGGAGCGCTACGCGAAGAGCATCGCCATCATCAGCGGTACGGGCCTCGTGACCCCGAGCTTCTAGCTCATCACGATTCAGTAGCGACCGCGGGGCCCGAGCAGTCAGCGGGCCCCGCGTCGTTTTCCGAACATGGAGAACACACACATGACAGATGAAGAGAAGGCACGGCACATCGCCGGGCTGATCCGTGAGCGCGAGGGCTACGAGCGTCGCGGGATGAATGACCGCGTGCGCGCAGTCGATGACGAGCTTCACGCGCTTGGCGAGAAGGCATCAACGCCGGCCGCCCGCGCAGCAAAGCGCCCTGCGGCGACGCGCAAGGCCAAGGAGACCCGCTAGCTCATGGCCGCCATTGACCTCTGTTCGCTGTCGGACGTGCGCCAGGCACTTGAGATGCCGGCGAGCGACACGACCCGCGATGCGCTGATCGGCACGCTCATCACCGTCTACTCGCAGGCGATCATGAACGAGGTCAACCGCGAGTTCGCGCCGGTCACCGGGTCGGTCGGCACGCCGACGACGCGGCGCTTCAAGCTGGAGCTTGGCTCGTTCCGCCTTGACCTTGACCCCTACGACCTCCAGACAGTCTCGTCGGTGGTCGTGGCTCCTGAGGGCAGTTCACCGCAGACCCTGACCGACGTGACCGAGTTTCAGGCGCAGCCGGTGACCAAGGCTGACGGTACCTACACCAGCATTGAGTTCTCGCACCTTCTGACAAGCATCTTCACCTCGACGACGGCCGTGCGCTTTGGGTACTGCCTCGTTGACGTCTCGGGCGTTTGGGGCTTCCCGAGCATCCCCGCCCCGGTGAAGGACGCCTGCATCCTCTCGGTGACTTCGGCGATGCGCCGCGACATCAGCGCGTTTGCTTTGGGCGAGGTTGACGCCCTGCAGATCGCCACCGAGCGTCAGGCGTCCTACGGACTGCCGACCGCAGCGCGCAGGATGCTCAACAGCTACCGCCGTCACATCATCTTCTGATGGCGACCAGCACCGCACCGGCGTTTATGAACGCCCTGGTCACTGCCCTCTCGGCCCGCTCAGGGCTCTCGGGCGTCCGGGTGTTCTACGGGCCGGCGTTCCCCGATCCGGGGCGCGAGTCGGTGTCCGTTCTTGGTCTCCAAGGAGATCAGGAGTGGGCCTCGCTTGGCCGCCTTGCGAAAGAGGAGACCTACACCGTTGAGGTGATGATCTTCGTCATCCGCGAGGGCCAGCAGACCCAACCGGCCGTTGAGCGCGTCTACGCGCTCCTTGCAGAGCTGGAAGACCAGCTGCGAGAGACGGTCACCAGCCCAACGATGAGCACGACCGTCCGTGTGGCGTCCGTGAACAACGTGCAACTGGAGGTCGGGGTAAGTGACACCACCCGCTCTGCCCTCCTCACCATCGGCGTGCGCGTGCAGGCGCGCATCTAAGGAGGAACGCCGTGAAGCTGATCTACAGCGGGCCCCATGACGCAGTGGAGGTCGAGCTGCCAAACGGCTCGTATGTCCAGACGGTCAACGGCGCTCCCGTCGAGTTCCCCGAGGAGGTCGCCAAGAGCCTCCTTGAGCAGTCCACCTGGTCAAAGGCGTCGCCTGAGACCACCACCAAGAAGGCCCAGAAGGCCGAGGAGGATGACAAGTGAGCATCCGTTCAGGGCTCGCGGCCCAGCTGGGCGCGGCGAGCGAGACGACGTGGGGCACCGCAGTCACGCCCGACCACTTCTACGAGTTCCTCTCCGAGGACATCAACCTCAAGGTTGACCGTCTGGAGAGCAAGGGGCTTCGCTCCAACAACCGCGTGCTCCGCACCGAC